CGATTTGAACAGGTTTTCTATATATGTAATAATAATTCCATATATAGAGCGAGCTTCGCTCTTCGGCTCGCTCGCTTATATTATATTATATATAATTATATATAACATATATGGGGGTGCTCTGCCCGTTTCACGGGCGGCGTTATTAGTGTGATTTAACTGGAGGACTGACTATGGGACGAAAGCCGGGCAAGGTCGACATCCCTATGCATGAGGCTAAGGAGAAGGTTCTCCTGATGCTGGCCCAGGGTAGTACCATCACCCAGGCTATGGGCTCTGTCAACCGCAATGAGGTAACCTTCCGTCAATGGACGATGAAGGATGAAGACTTTAAAGCTAGAGCCGACAAAGCCCGCCTGGAAGGCAAGGGCGTCAAGGCTGACATGAAGAACCTAAAGGACATTTCCTTCGAGCAGTTCTCCGAAGAGTTCCTTGACACTAAGCTCTTTGACCATCACCTTGACTGGGTAGACTTGATTGAGGGGCGGCAGCCCCGCTGGGTACATCCAGCCATGGTACACGAGCCAGGTTCGGCTAACCGAGTCCTGATTAATGTTCCACCCGAGCACGCTAAGTCCACAGTCATCACGATTAACTATGTGACCTACCGACTAGCCGTAGACCCGAATGTTCGCATCATCGTAGTCTCTAAGACTCAGGGTATGGCCCGCAAGTTCCTTAGCGCCATCAAGACAAGACTTTCCCACCCTAACTGGATTAAGCTCCAGACGGCCTTTGGCCCCAATGGTGGATACAAGGCAGACTCCCAAACCTGGAGCGCCGATATGATTTATCTAGGAAGCGGACGAGACTCTGGCGAGAAAGACCCTACGGTGCAAGCCCTAGGCTTTGGCTCACAGATTTACGGTGCTCGTGCCGACTTGATTATCCTGGACGATGTTGTGATGAACTCAAATGCCCACGAGTGGGAGAAGCAAATTGAATGGCTTCAGAAAGAAGTCATCACACGCTTAGGACGACACGGGAAACTACTTATCGTAGGGACCCGTGTTGCTCCCGTAGACTTGTACAAGATGATTCGAGATGGTCAGCAATGGACTGGTGGTAAATCCCCGTTCACATACTTTGCTATGCCAGCTGTCCTTGAGTTCGATGAGAAACCGCAGAATTGGAAAACCCTTTGGCCATGGACGGATAGAGCCGAAGGCGAGAAAGATGAACCAAATGAACAAGGACTCTACCCCAAGTGGGATGGCCCCTCTTTATTTACAAGACGAAGTGAAGTCGCCCCTTCAGTTTGGGCAATGGTTTACCAACAAGAAGATGTCGTCGAAGACGCTATCTTTTCGCCAGCAGCAGTTGCAGGATGTGTCAACGGTATGCGAAAGCGCGGACCACTTAAACCAGGTGCTCCGGGCCACCCCAAGTTTCTAGAATCTGCATATACGGTTATTGGTCTTGACCCTGCGATGACGGGTAACACGGCAGCGGTGGTCTTGACCTATAACCGACAAGACAGCATGATTTACATTCTCGACTGTGTAAACATGACTGAGCCTACACCTATGAAGATTCGTGCCCTGATTGAAGATTGGGTACAGCGATACAAACCACAAGAGTTAAGAATTGAAATCAATGCACACCAGAAAGCATACGCACTCGATGACGACTTGCGTAACTGGCTCTCGATGTATGGATGCCAACTCAACTCTCACTTCACTGGTAAGAATAAGTGGGATACTAGCTTTGGTGTGGCTTCTATGGCAAGTCTTTTTGGTAGCCTTAGAGATGGAAGATTCCAAGATAACAACTCAATAGAACTACCAAGCAATGAAGGTAGCGAAGGACTTAAGGCTCTGGTACAGCAGTTGATTACCTGGAAGCCTGAGACTAGAAACCCTAGCGACTGTGTGATGGCTCTATGGTTTGCAGTGATTCGTGTACGCGAGTTGATGCAACAGAACTCACAGTCAGCCAAATGGATGCAAAACCGTTGGGCCACTAGAGCACAGACAGAGAGACGATTCTCAATTAACTTAGATGAAGCCATTGCAGAACAATGGCAACAGACATACGGATAGGAGCCAGTTATGGCAAAGATAAAGCGTCAATCAGTAAGCCAGGTTGAAGAAAAAGCCTACTGGGCTAGACACAATGCAGCAACAAATGACTATCAAGAATCAGTCATTAATACAGCGATGGACCTTAATCGCGGTAAAGCTAAAGGTGTAGATAGAGTTCTCGGTAGAACACCAACCGAAGGCGAAAGAGATGCAGCAAGAATGATGCAAAAGACTCGCTCTGCTGAACTTGATAGAAGCCTTGCTCGTGCAAAAGGTGTTACAAACCGTGCTGCTGCTAAAGCAGTAAAGGAAGATAGACGCCGTGGAATGACAGGTCGCTCCTCTGGTGGAATCACCGGTAAGGGTGGCAAGAGCGTTAACCCTACTTACAACACATACTAAGATTTGGTTAGGATATAATGTTATCGATTGAACAGATTGCAGCACGAGTTGACTCGTTGCGCTTTCGTAACGCGGATAGGGACGCCCGTAATCTGGATGTCCTTGCTGTCCGTAAAGGTCAGATTGCTAGCGTATATCCTGACTTCTTTCCAGATGGAGTAGATGCAAATGTCGTTGCGAATTTTATTGACATTGTTGCTAGAGACTTATCTGAAGTTATGGCGCCTCTGCCTGCCGTCAACTGCTCCGCAGCAAACCAAACGAGCGACCGTGCTCGTGCTTTTGCTGACAAGCGTACTCGCATTGCTAGCAATTACTTTGCTCATTCTGACTTATCCGTTCAGATGTACTCGGGAGCGGACTGGTACCTAACCTACGGCTTCTTGCCATTTGTTATTGAGCTAGACGCAGAAGCTAAACTACCTCGTATTCGCCTAGAAAACCCAGTGGGTGCTTACCCAGAGTTTGACCGTTATGGTCGTTGCATCGCATTTGCGAAGCGTTATCAATTAACGCTAGGCGAACTCGTTTCACAATTCCCTGAGTATGAGCGTTCGCTCCTTGGTGGACTTGGATACAAGCAAGAACTAAACTCTCTCATTGAGATGGTTCGCTACTATGACAAAGACCAATCGGTAATCTACTTACCAGATAAAAATAATCTTGTCTTGTCATCTGTAAAGAATCCACTTGGTAAGATGATGATTGTTGTAGCACGCAAGCCATCTATTGACGGTGAGCTTCGTGGACAGTTTGATGATATCCTAGGTATCCAGTTGCTACGCAACCGCTTTGCACTCCTTGCTATGGAAGCTGCAGAGAAATCTGTACAGTCTCCAATTGTACTTCCACAAGATGTACAGGAGCTACAGCTTGGTGGCGATGCAGTTATCCGTACCTCAAACCCAGCTGGTGTACGCCGTGTAGAACTTACTCTACCACAAGGTGCATTCACAGAACAAACTTTACTTAATCAGGAATTACGCGTTGGCGCTCGTTATCCTGAGGGACGCACAGGAAATGTCAACGCATCTATTGTCACGGGTCAGGGCGTTCAGGCTCTCATCTGCACAGGCTATCTTTGCTAGCGCCCTCCGTGATGTAATTCAGATTTGCTTTGAAGTTGATGAGAAGATTTTCCCAGACGAGAAGACAATCCGTGGTGTAGATGCAGGTGCTCCGTATGAAATTACATACTCACCTAAGAAAGACATCAAGGGTGACTTCTCTGCAGATGTACGCTATGGAATGCTTGCAGGATTAAACCCTGCTCAAGGTCTTATCTTTATGCTCCAAGCTTTGGGTGGTAAACTTATCTCCAAAGATATGGCAATGCGTGAACTACCATTTAGCGTTAATGTCAGCGAAGAAGTTGAGAAGATTGAAATTGAAGATATGCGTACAGCACTTCTTGCTTCACTTCAAGCATATACTCAGGCTATCCCTCAGATTGCAGCAAGTGGTGGAGACCCTTCGCAGATTGTAAGCAAGATTGCTCAGGTCATCAAAGCACGCCAAAAGGGCAGAGCTATTGAGGATGCAATTGAGGAAATCTTTACACCTGAGCCTCAAGTTCCT